TTACTGTAGCACGAGACTAGCAATATTCAGGACTTTATCTGTAATATTGATTTTATTTTTTTGATTTACGCATTTAATAACAAGTTTATGAAAATCAGATACAGAACCAGAATCACTTACTAAATTTAGTATAAATTCCATCGTACTATTAATACTAGTTTCGATTTGTTCCTTATCATCTACAAGCTTAAGAACAATTGCATCTTCATAGCAAATCTTACCTTGTTTATAATCTACCAATACTAAAATAGGGTAAGTATCAGTATACTTTAACTTCGGAATTACTTTCTTTATAGCGTTTTTTACTTCAATAAATGATTTATTGCTGAACTGTAAATAATGAGGATAACCAGACACCTCAACCTGTATTAAGTCTTTGTCTTCGGGATTATATGCTCCATACCCAGCCCAAAAAATATCAATATCTTTCCCTGAAAATTCATTCCAGTAACAATAATTATCTTTTATGAATGAAGCATTTAGAGAATGAGGACGCGCGAGCATTATCCCAAACATTCTAGATGTCCGGGTATCACTGTAAGTCCTGTTTAAATGTTCTTCCATTGCTTGAGTATCTTTGATTGTAATCATAACTTTCACTCCGTTTTTATTTTTAATTCTACCATGAAAGAAGGTGATAAAATGCCGCAACCAGCAAAAAGTGCAAAATTACAGCTCTTACAAAAAAATCCCAATAAAAAGAACGTTAATGAATTGAAGAAGCGCGCAGAAGCTGAAGAAAGATTGCAAATGAAAAGTGACAATATCAGAGCTCCTGAATGGCTGAATGAATCTGCAACAAAAGCATTTGATTTCTTGAAAGAAGAGTTGCTTGAGATAGATTTAATTACAAACGGTGATATTTATCCACTGGCTATGTATTGCTATTGGTACTCAGAACATTTAAAACTGCAAAATCAAGCAGCCAGAGTGCAAAGAGATTATCCAGAAGATATTGGCAATCCACTGATCAAACAATTGGATACTTGTTCAAAAAACATGCGGTCTTTTGGAAGTGACTTGGGGTTATCACCTTCAGCTAGAGCAAAATTAGCTATAAAAATGGCTCGAAGTGAGGATGATGATGAATGGACCTGATGTCATTACCATATTCAGAACTTGAAAGATGGTGGGCTGATTACAAAGAAGAGCAAGCTTCATGGGGAGGCATCTTATTAGAACCATATCCTGAGCTTTTAACCACTTGGTATGCTGAACGATTGATTGATGGATCTATACCTGCGAGCAAAGAAAACATTCTTGCTGCTAAACGTCATGTATTAGATTTAGAACGGCAAGGAACAGAAGAATTTCCGTGGATTTTCGATGAAGAAATTGGACATCGTCCCATTCGTTTTATTGAAGATAATTGCCGCCCGACTGAAGGTGACTTTGACCGGTTTATCTTGCAACCATGGCAACATTTTATCATCGGTTCGATGTTCGGATGGATTCATAAAGACACAGGAATTCGACGTTTTCGTGAAGCTTTGACATTCGTTGGTCGCAAAAATGGAAAGACATCTCTTATCAGTGGGCTATCTGCTTACATGCTTGGATATGATCATGAACAAGGTGCCAATGTCTATGTGTTGGCCAATGCAAAAGATCAAGCCTCTATTTTGTTCGATAAAACCAAAGAAATGGTGAAACAATCGCCGCGTTTGGATAAAAAATATAAGCCGCAAAGATCCTTAATTAAAGATGAGGCTACTTTCTCTAAAATGGAAGCTCGAGCATCTGATAGTAAAAAGCTGGATGGCTTAAACACTCATTTTGCGATTTTTGATGAAATTCATGAATTCATTAATTTCAAATTGATCAATGTAATAAAAAAATCTCGTGGTACACGAAGACAACCGCTGATCGTATATATAACTACAGCTGGTTATGTTCTTGATGGGCCGCTTATGCAATATTATGACAATGCACTCGATTGTTTAGAACATCTCGAAGATGGACTAGATGAACGAGTTTTTTATTTTGTAGCAAAGCTAGATGATGTTTCTGAAGCGGATGATCCAAGAAATTGGATCAAAGCTAATCCAAATATCGGATTGATGTCATTTGTTGATTTGGTAACTGATTGGAAAACAGAGCGTAATAGTCCACAGGAACGAGCGGACTGGATTACTAAGCAGTTCAACCTATTTTCTGATATAGACGAACTATCGTTTCTAGATATGCAGACGATTAATAAGAATAACAAAATAATTGATTGGGAAACCATGGAAGGTGAAGAATGTGTTGGAGGGTATGATTTATCAGAAACACAAGATTTCACGTCGGCTAATTTAGAGTTTCCTATTTACGAAACTGGAGAAATAGCAGTTCTAGAACATAGTTGGATTTCGCAAGAGAGATATAACAACGACAATAATAAACAACGGTTGGATGCTTGGATAAAATCAGGTGATCTAACTGTGACACCAGGCAGTTATGTCGATTACCAGTTTGTTTTTGACTGGTTTGTCGAACAATCAAAAAAATATAAAATACTGAAAATCAGATATGACAGGAGAAACAGTTTGATTTTGAATCGACAAATGATTGACTACGGGTTTGTGATGGAAGAGGCTATTCAGGGCTTCACTACTCTTGGCGGTCCGATGAAAGATTTGAAAGAACGCTTTTTAGATGGCAAGGTCATTTATAACCGGCAGAAAATTTTTCGCTGGTATTTATCGAATGTAAAGTTAGTGCAAGATAGAAATAATAACTGGATGCCTACTAAACAATCAAAAAATAGAAAAATAGATGGCTTTGCCGCTGTATTGAATAGTCATGTCAGCGTAGTTGAAATGTTTGCTACAAAATCTAAACAGAGCGGAACCATTGGTTTTATAAGCGTCAGAGAAATGATGAGGGGAGGTAAATAATGAATAAGTTTCAAAAAGTGGTTAATAGAGTAACTCCAAAATTTATCAAACAGGCAATTATAAAAGATTACTCAACTAGTAGTAATTTCAAGGCTTGGTTTGGTAAAACTTTTTTTGGAATAGAAAATTCAACTCTTGAAACCAATGAAAATATTTTTTCGGTCGTATCTCGTTTAAGTAATACATTGTCTAGTCTACCATTCAAAAAATATCTGAATTACGATCAACAATTTGATGAGTCTATGGACCGATTAATATATTTTCCTAACAAAAATCAAACTTTGGACCAAATAATTAATGTACTTGAAGTTAGCAGGAATACAAATGGAAACGGCTATGCTTTGATTATTAGAGATTTTAGAGGGCAATTTGATACATTGGTCCCTTTCAATCCAAATTATGTTGAACCGGTAATTGAACAGGATAGTAAAGAATTATGGTATCAAGTGAATAATGATGGCAAAACATTCTATTTTCATAATACTGATGTTATTCATGTACGACATATTGCGGGAAATGGAAATTGGAAGGGAATAAGTCCAATCCAAGTATTAAAAAATTCAAATGATTTTGATAAAGCGGTTCGTGAATTTTCTTTAAAAGAAATGCAATCCTTACGAGATTCATTCATTTTAACTTATGCCACTAGCGTTGATGAAGAAAAAAGAAAAGCCGTTGTGGAAGATTTTAGACGTTTCTATGAAGAAAACGGTGGCGTACTTTTCCAAGAACCGGGTGTAACTATTGAAGAAATGAAACGGAACTTTGTAGCAACTGACATGAAAATCACTGAGGAAATTACTCGAGATCGTATTGCTAATGTTTATAACGTTCCTAGCATTTTCTTGAACTCTGACAGTAGCAGCTTTTCTTCAAATGAACAATTGATGCAACTATTCGTTAATATGACACTTACTCCGATCGTAAAGCAATATGAAAGAGAGTTTAATAAGAAAATACTTCAAAAAAACGAAAGAATAAAAGGTTATTATTTTAAATTTAACATGATGGGATTACTTCGTGGAGACAGTGATGCACGTCAAAAGTTTTACCATGGCGGAATACGCGATGGTTGGATGTCTCCTGACGAGGCAAGAATGTTAGAAGAAATGCCTCCACGAGGTGGAAAAGCTGCTGATCTATGGATTTCAGGTGATATGTATCCGCAAGAAATGGATCCAACATTAAGAAAATCGAATAAATCTAGTGAAACAGACGTAACTAAAAATAGTTAGGTCTTTTTTATTTTGCCTTGAAAGGAGGGTTGAAATGAAAAAGTTTTGGGAATGCAAACAGTCTGCTAATCAAAATGAAGCAGATGTTTTTATATTTGGAGAAATTGTCTCATTCAAATGGGACGACACAGACACTACTGCAGCAAGTTTTCAAAAAGATTTGAAGGAGCTTGGAGAAGTTAGCCAGATTAATCTTCACATAAATTCACCAGGTGGTTCTGTCTTTGAAGGAATTGCAATTGGAAATATGTTGCGACAGCACAAAGCACGTGTTGTAGCTCATGTGGATGCTTTAGCGGCATCAATTGCCAGTGTGATTGTAGCAAGCTGTGATGAAGTCATTATGCCTGAGAACAGCATGTTAATGATCCACAATCCTTGGACAATTTCAATGGGAAATGCCAAAGAGCTACGTAAACAAGCAGATGATTTGGACAAAATAGCTGAATCTTCTGTAGTTACGTATTTAGCAAAAGCTGGTGAAAAGTTAACAGAAGAAAAAATAAAACAAATTATGGACGAAGAAACTTGGATGTCTGCTCAAGAAGCATACAATTACGGTCTTTGCGATGTGGTTGAGTCAGCTAATCAAGTTGCAGCTTCAATCAGTCAAAAACTGTTTGAAACATATCAAAAAGTTCCAGAAAAACTTTTGGACTCTAGACAAGAAGACTCGAGAGACCAAGAAAAAATAGAAAAAATCGTTGAACATGCAAAACAAAACAAAGCCTTGATAGGCACAATTCTAGGAGGATTATAAATGAAAACACTGTATGAATTAAAACAAGATTTAGCTACATTAGGACAGCAAATTCAAAAACAAAACGATACGATTATGCAAAAAGCAACAGATCCAGGGACGAGCGCTGAAGAGTTAGTTCAAATGCAAAAATCAAAAGATGATTTACAGCAACGTTTCGATATTATCAAAACTCAACACGACCAAATGGAAGCAGAACAAAAGGCTAATTTGTCAAAAGGACAATTTACTACTTCTGAAAATCCTAAACAAAAAGTAATTGATGCAAAAGCAGAATTGATTCGCAAAACCATTGCAAAAGAAGCTGTTCCATCAGATGTTTTACAAGTATTAGGCGATGATGATGCATCAAAAGGTGGGAAATTCTTACCTAAAACAGTAGCTACCGACATTATCTCTGAACCGATTGTAAAAAATCCATTAAGAGATGTTTCAGCTATCACAAATATTCCTAATCTAGAAATTCCAAAAGTTTCTTTCACATTGGATGATGATGATTTTATTGCAGATATGGAGACAGCAAAAGAACTGAAAGCAAAAGGGGATACAGTAGCTTTTGGACGTCATAAGTTTAAAGTTTTTACTGGTATTTCTGAAACTATCTTAGCTGGAACAAATACGAATTTAGTTTCAACTGTAGAGCGTAATTTACAGTCTGGTGTAGCTGCAAAAGAGCGTAAAGTTGCGTTTGCTACAACTCCTAAAACTGGTGAAGAACATATGAGTTTTTATGACGAAACGGAAGTAAACATTAAAAAAGTCGAAGGTGAAGATTTATACAAAGCAATTAAAGCTGCTATTGCTGATCTACACGAAGACTATCGTGAAAATGCAAAAATCATGATGAAATATGCCGATTATTTAAATATCATCGAAACCCTAGCTAACGGAAGTGCCACTCTTTATACAGCACAACCTGAACAAATTTTAGGTAAACCAGTAATCTTTACTGATGCTGCTGTTACCCCTGTTATCGGAGATTTTTCATACTCACACTTTAACTACGATATCGGTGCGACGTACGAACAAGATAAAGACGTGAAAACAGGTGTTAATTTGTTTGTTGTCACAGCATGGTTCGATCATCAAATCAAACTAGCGTCAGCATTCCGTCTAGCTACGATAAAAAAAGCATAGCCCCGGCAGTCGTCGGGAAAGTGACCCCGACTGCAGATGGGGCAACTATCGAACTTAGTTAGGCGGTGTATTCATGATTCTAGATCCTAAAAATGAACAAGATTTAGAAGAAATTAAAGAGGCGATTCGTGAAGATTTTTCTGACGATAATACTGGCATTAAACGATCTGCGGCAGCTGCTATTGCATACATCAAAGGAGCTATCGGACAAGATAAGCCTTCTTTTTATGAAACAGATAACGATTCCACAGATCTTTTAAACCTTTCTATCTTGATGCTGACGGATCATTACTATCATGCACGCTCAGCTACCATTGAAACAGCGAATGCAACTGGAGGTTTAAGAGAGTATGATTTAGGCTTCAACTCTCTTATTCTTCAACTCAAAGCGAGTTATAAAGTATTCAAAGAAGGTGAGTCCACTGAAAAGGTCTAGTACAAGAAAATTAAATACAAAAGTTTTCTTTTATCAATATAAACCTTCAAATGGCCCTGAACCCGGTAATGATGAGGGAAAAATATTGTATAAAACAAGAGCTGAAATATACGATCCATCAATGAAGGACCTTGAAGTTTTGAATGGATTAGATACTAAGTTGGCTGTCACTCTGGTGATGCGTGATCCGAGAAAAAAGTATACTCCGGACAATAAAGATTTCGCAGAAATAATTGATTATCGATATTCCGGACTCAGATGGAATATCGTGGAAGTACGACATGATTTAGCCTCGAATGAGTTTGTCACACTTTTATTAGCGGTGATAAACGATGAGTAACGTAAAGTTTGAAGGCGTTCAAGAAACAATCCAAGCTTTAGAGAAAAAGTTTGGAGAAAAGAAAACTAAGACATTGACAAAAAAAGCAATCAATGTTGGCGCTGAAAAAGTAGAAAAACAGTTGCAAAAGGACATAACCGTTTTTAAAGACAAAGGTTATACGATCGATGAGGTTGTTCGCAAGAACGCTACGTATAGAGATTACAAGGCAGAAGCTGAAATAGGTTGGAATGGTCCACACCAACGATATAGAATCATTCATTTGAATGAATGGGGATATACACGAAAGGGCAAACAAATTAGACCGAGAGGATTTGGTGTAATAACAAAATCGCTTAAGAATTCCGAGCCGTTGTACTTTGATGCTGTAGGAGAGGAGGTTAAAAAGAGTTTATGAAAGATATGCTTAATATCATTTACGAGGCTCTTTGTTTGAATGAGTATATTCGTTCAATGACCTACAACGAGAATACCGAGCAATATCGTATTAAATTTTATGAGCAACCTGAAACCGCCGATAAAACAGGTCCAATGATCACAATTCGTCCTGTAGATACACCCAACGAAGCGTACCACGGAAGTAACAAAGAACTTTCTGTAGAGCATATGATACAGATTGACGTTGAATCGAAATATAGAGCAACATGCAAGCAGATTCAATATGAGATAAAAAAAGAGATGAAAAAACTAGGCTTTGGCCAAATTTCCGGGCAAGGGTTAGATGAATACTTTTCTGAAACAAAACGCTTTGTAGACGCGCGTCGTTACGAAGGAAATACAAAAATTTACGATACCGAATATTAGAAATTAAGACACGAAAATAACGTGTCTTTTTTTATTACCCAAAATTAGGAGGAAAATTTTATGACATTAGTAGGATTCAAAAAAATGACAATCGGGGTCTTTGACAGCACAGGGAAGATTCCAGCAGCAAATTTATATGTAATTGAAGGTGAACAAGACAAAGGGGCGACTGTATCTGCTGAAATCAGTGGGCTATCAAAAGAACCATCAAAAGTTTACGGATCGAACATCGCTTACTATGTCTCTCAAAAAGGAACAGGCGATGTTTCAGCTACTTTTGGATTGTTAGATTTACCAACAGAAGTAAATGACAAAATTCTTGGTTATAAAACCGATACAAACAAAATCAGCTTCTTGGGAGAAGATACTGAGCCACCATATTGTGCAATTTTGATGGAATCGGAGGATTTGAACGGCGATACAGCGATGCTTGCGATGTTCAAAGGGAAATTCAGTCGGGAATCTATTAATCTTAACACTACGACAAATGAAGCTTTCGAACCAGAAGCAGAAGAATATGTATTTTCAGCGATTGCCAATGATGTTGAAGGTGATGCTAAAGGCCAAACAGTCGCAAAATATGTTGGAGACGAAGAAGCTTCTATTACTGCTTTGAAAGAGATGGTATTTCCTGCAGCGGGGAAGTAACTAGCTCCGTTGTTGGAGCAATCACTCCCACTATTAATGGGGTAACAGTTGAATTAAGTTAGGAGGATAACTATGCCAGATACATTTAAAATTTATAAAAAAGATGGAACAAAAGTGACGGAGGGCGAAAGCCCTCTAACTATTACTGGAATTGCAGCAAATACTCAAGTTGCTAAAGGAGATTATCAAGCTACGCGTGTGGTCGGAGGTCAAGAATCAGTAAAAGTAGATATTCCTGCATTTACCACTCTTCCAATTTCAGTTACTGGTGTGACGTTGGATAAAACGACAGCTGAAGTTGAACAAGGAGGAACCTTAAAATTAACTCCTACTGTAACACCAGCAAATGCAACAGACAAAACAGGAAGCTGGAGCAGTTCGAATACAGCTGTAGCTACGGTTACTGGAGGCAACGTTACAGTAAAAACAGACGCTGAAGTTGGCGGAACTACAGAAGTTTCATTTACTACTACGGATGGCGGTAAAGTAGCAAAATGTACTATTACAGTTATTGAAAAAGCAGCGGGCTAGTCTTCGGACTAGCTTTTTTATTTGGAAAATAATGGAGGAATCTAAATGGCAAAAGTAAGAATTGAATTGAAGGAAGAATCAGGAAAGAAAGTCTATGAAAACATAGACACAACAGGTAAAGATTATCGAAAAGCTTTAGAAACAATCAAAAAGCTAAACGAAGATGGAGTAATGATTTGGAATCGTTTAGACATTTATTTGGATTTTGCTGTAGGTATCTTCAGGGATAGCAAATTGACAGCTGAACAAATTCTTGATGGTTTACCATCTGAGAAGGTAATGAGCACATTGGACGACATCCTAGGAGAAGTAATGGGGATTGAAAGTAATCCAGACCCAGACGCAAAAAAGTAACACCCGAAGAAGCAGAAGAAATGTACTTAAACCTATGCAGAGAGTTAGTGAAAGCAGGATGGTCACTATCTGACATAGAAGATAATTCCTTTGAAATGATGATGAAAATTGCGTGCACTTCGCCTAAGAAAGAGAAACAAAAAGAAGTTGATCTTAAAGACTTCTTGAAATCCATGTAGAGAGGAGGTAAACATATGGCAAATGGAAAACCTTTAGGCAATATGATTATCAAACTAGACTTAGACAGTTCAGCTTTTTCAAAAGGTCTAGCCGGAGCTAAAAACGCTGTTAACCATCAAATGAAAGCAATGAAATCACAGATGCAAGTAATGAACTCTTCAGGTAATTCTCTCGGTGCTTTACAAGCAAAATATAATGGTTTAGGCGGAGTTCTACAAGCAAATGAAAAGCAAGTAGAATTGCTCACTAAGGCTTATAAGGATAGTTTTGACTCTAACGGAAACGCTACTGCTTCGACTGCTAAATACGCTAATCAATTGAATCAAGCAACAGCTAGATCAGCAAGTTACGAATCTCAGATGAAAACAACTGTTGGACAGATTGCTCGGATGAAAGTGGAAACGGAAGGGTTTACGGGGAAACTAAAAGCTAATTCTGATGTATTGATTAATTCTGGGAAAAAAATTGAAGCCTTTGGTAAAGGCGTTTCTGGGATAGGATCTGCTCTAACTGTTGGAGTAACAGCTCCAATAGTGGCAGGTGCAACTGCAGTTACTAGTGCAGCTATTTCATGGGAAAGTGCTTTTGCAGGAGTAAAAAAGACAAATGATGAAGTTGTAGATTCGAATGGGAACGTAGTTTATTCCTATAGCGACTTAGAGAAAGGTCTGCGTAATCTTGCCACTCAATTACCTGGTAGTCATCAAGAAATAGCAAATGTAGCCGAAGCCGCTGGGCAATTAGGTATAAAGACTGAAAACGTAGTTAGCTTCACTAAGACGATGATAGATATGGGTGAATCGACTAATATGTCGGCTGAAACTGCGGCAACTTCTTTAGCACGATTTGCTAATATTACCCAAATGTCTCAAAAAGACTTTGATAAATTAGGGTCAGTCATTGTCGATCTAGGTAACAATTTTGCTACAACCGAATCAGAAATCACTGAAATGGGATTGCGGTTAGCGGGTGCTGGTAAACAGATTGGAATGAGCCAAGGCGAAATTCTAGGATTTGCTACTGCTCTATCTTCTGTTGGTGTCGAAGCTGAAGCGGGTGGGTCTGCCTTTTCGAAGGTCATGATCCAGATGCAGCTAGCTGTAGAAAAAGGATTTGGCGCTTTTGATCAGCTGAAACAGATGGCAGAAGAACAAGGTGTTCCGTGGGTTAATTTAGTAAATGCTGTGAGAGACGGTGGAAAATCGTTAAAAGCAGTATCAGAGCAAATGGGATTCACTTCATCTGATTTAAAGAAAATGTATAAAGAAGCGGACAATTCGAAAAGTTCGCTTGAAAATTTTGCGAATGTGGCAGGTGTTACAAGTGAACAATTCCAGAAGTTGTTCAAGAGTGATCCTTCAGAAGCAATCATCAAGTTCATTCAAGGGCTGAAAGATTCAGAAAAACATGGGACTTCAGCAATCAAAGTTCTGGATGACATGGATATAAAAGAAGTTCGACTACGCGACAGTTTATTGAGAGCTGCAAATGCTAGTGACATATTCAAAGGAGCAATTGAAAAAGGAAACGGCGCGTGGAAACAAAATACAGCTTTAACAAATGAAGCTAATAAAAGATACGAAACAACTGAATCAAAGCTAAAGATGTTGAAAAACGAAGTGATTGATACAGCAATCGATCTTGGAGGTCCATTTGTAGACGCGTTGCGTGATGGTCTAAATGTATCGAAACCATTGATAAAAAACTTAGGGAATATGGCGAAAGCTTTCTCGGCTATGAGTGATGATCAACAAAGAAACATTATCAAATGGGTTGGATTAGCAGCAGCAGCTGGTCCAGCGCTGAAGCTTTTAGGAACTGGTACTTCAGTAATAGGTAAAGTTACTTCAACTACTGGAAGATTGACGAAAAGCCTTGTTGATTTAGCAGCGAAAGCAGCAGAAAAGAAGGCTATGGATGCCTTTGCATCGTCGGTAACAACAGCTGGTGCTGCAGCTGCAAAGACAGCAGGAGCTGGAGGTATTGGCGGGTTAGTCCCTATGATGGGAAAAACAGCTAGTGCTGCAAGTACTGCTGCGGGCGCCAGCGGAATAGGCGCAATGACAACATCACTAGGTTTATTAGGTCCTGCTCTGCTTGGTATTGTTGGCGTTGGTGGCGCACTAGCAGTTGGCTATGGAGCATGGAAATTATTTGGTGAAGAAGCATGGAATTCCTCGCAAAGAGTAAAGCAATGGGGAACAGATGTCGGTAAGGAAATAGATAGTACTCTTGACGGAGTACAGAAGAATATTGAAGGTGCAAATGGTCAATTCGGGCTTCTCAAAGAGGGATTTACTGTTGATGATGCGAATAATATGGCGGCTAATTTCGCAACCGCTGGAACATCTTTAGAAACATCTTTAACAGGTAGAATAAAGGCATTAGACGATGCACTAAAAGGGCTACCTCAATCAGTTCAGGATGCCATGAAAGAAGTAGCTGAATCAGAAGAAGAAACCTTAGGGCAATCTCTTTCTAAAATAAAAGACAACAATGAAGAAATAAAAAAAATCAGAGAAAGAGCCGCAAATCAGAACAGAGACTTGACTGTTTCAGAACTACAACAGATACAGGATCTAATGAAAGGAACTTCTCAAGCGTATGTGGATACGCTCGATGTTTCTGCTAAAGACAGAAAAAAGATACTATCAGCCATGAATGGTGATGTTGCACAGGCTACAGAAGAAGAAGCGAAGACGTGGTTACAATCTTTAGCGAAACAAAAAGCTGCAACTACCGAAAATTATAGACAAATGCTTGAAGAAAAAAAGGCGGCTTTAAAGGAAAAGGGAGTAAGCAAAGAATTCATTGATGCATTAGAAGATGAAATGAATGATTACATCAAAACTACAAATCAAGGATTCGATAGCCAAATAGCTGCTATAACAAATAAATATCCACAATTGATTAACGAAGTGAGTTTATCAAATGGTCAATTATTTAGCAAAACGGCAGCTGCTATGGACAATACTGGTCAGTATACAAAAGTTTTTCTCGAAAGTAATGAAAAGATTTTAGCCCAAGCGAAGAAAACATCGGATGAAATAGCAGATAATGCCGAAAAAAATGCAGAACAACTTGGTATGGTAGCTGATGAGGCTACGCATGCTGGATCAACTTGGAATGGCTTAGTTTTAGACGAAAAAACAGGAAAAGTAAAAACTAATGTACAAGAAGTAGTGAATGAAGCAACGAAGGATTTCACTAAATGGAACGAACTGAAACCTGTTGTTCATGATGCGAAACTAACAACGAATGCAAAAGATGTCATTTCCATAGCGGCAGTACAAAATGGCTATTGGGATGATATGGAATGGAAAGAAAAAGAAGCATTATTAGAAGATGAGTGTTCTAAAAATGTATACAAGGCTTTAGAAAATGCTGGTAAATGGAATGAGTTAGATATTCCTTCTAAAGAAGCAATCCTAACTTCAAATACTCCTGAAGTTATGGGTGAAACTCTCATGAATTTGGGACTATGGGATACTTACAAACTTCAAGTGAAAGATTTAGATTTGAATGCGTATAAAGTATACGATGCTATCGATGGATCAGAAGAAAAATTAAATAGTTGGGCTCAATTAGATAACCCCACAAAAGAATTGTTATTAGATAACTCAGATTTTTCTACAAAACTTTTTAATTCCGAAGAAATGTTTAAACGTTGGAATCAGTTATCATCTAATGCAAAGTTTCTTTCAGCTAATAATACTAAATTTACAGAGGTTCTTTTATCATCTGACAGAATGTGGAATCAATGGGTAAACCTTCCTGATAATGAGAAAAGATTACTTGCAGATAACGAAGATCTAGCTACCACTGTTTTATCTTCAGAAGAAATATACGGAAGATGGACTCAATTACCAGATAATCAAAAATATATGTTAGCTGACAATACTGACTTAGCAAACAAAATATTCGCTTCAGAAGAATCATGGAATGCATGGAAAGCAATTCCAGACACAGTTAAAAACTTGCTTGGTAATAATATTGATTTACTGGCTAAAGTGAAAGACGGGACTGTAAGTGTAGAAGAATATAACAAAGTTATGCCACTTCTTAAAACTCTATATGGAGATAACGTTAATTTAAAAGAGGCAATCAGTGGGGCTAAAAGCTCTATAGAGAATTACAACAAAAATATTTTTCCTAATGATAAAACTGCAGTAGGACACGATGAGGCTTCACAAGCTGCTAAAGATGCATTTGAAGCGTTCAACATCTTCCAAACAAAAATACCAGATAAAATTACTAAAACTGTATCAGCTGACTTTATAGGTCCTATGCCTAATGCTAAAGGAACGAACTTCCATCCTGGCGGAGCAGCTATGGTAAACGATCAAAAAGGACCTACTTATGAAGAGCTTATAACCTTGCCAAGCGGAGAAGCTTTTATACCTAAAGGACGTAATGTCGTTTTAGACTTACCAAGAGGTTCGAAAGTTCTGAACGCCACTAAAACTAAACGTCTAGTGCCTAAATATGCTGATGGTATAGGAAACATAACGACGGTTTCATCTACGCTAAACTTAGATGCTTTAATTTTAGCTATTAACGAGCTAACGACGGTATTGAGAACTCAACTGATGGCAGGAACGACTAATGCTAAAGATACTAAACTATCAGATGAAACAAAAGTTGCTGATCCGATTATTCCGGACAGTCTTTCAGAAAAATCAGATCAGTATCTAGGAATTGGAGCTCAATGGTTAACTAATCTAATGAATGGTTGGAACTCAGCGGTTCCTCAATATATGAATAGTGAAATGGTTTTTATTACAAACTATCTCAATGCGTTAAAACTTCAAAACAATCCTAATTATACGCAAGGAGTAGCATGGAATAAGAACTTACTGAATGGATGGAATAGTTTAACTGGGACATTTATTTCTACGATCAATTCATTTTGTAATCAAGCAATGGTCACGCTTAGAAACTACAACACTCCTATGTACAACAATGGCCGAACGTGGCAGCAAAATAATCTTAATGGTTGGAATTCATTGTATGGATCATTCATAGCCCGTGTAAATCAGCTTGGTAACGATTCGATTAACAACCTTCGTTCTAAAAGTGGTGGTTTTTACAATGCAGGGACATTCTTGTTGCAATCTTTAATAAACGGAATGAATTCGTTAGGTAATTCTCTTTCTACTACAATGAACAATGTCGCTAATACAATGGTTGGTGGTATGGGCAAAGGGGTTAATGGCGTCATATCGGGAGTTAACTATGTGCTTAAGGAAGTCGAGTCAAGTAAGAATATCGGAAACTGGCCAATTCCACAATACGCTAAGGGAACTGATGGACATCCTGGTGGACTTGCTATGATTAATGATCAAAAAGGCCTAGTTCACGAAGAATATGTTCAGATGCCAGATGGACGTGGTTTTATTGCCAAAGGTAGAGACCTTCTTGTTAATTTACCTAAAGGTGCTCAGGTCTTAAATGCTTCTTTAACAAAGAAATTAAAGGAACGTTTAAATATTCCACACTACGAAAAAGGTATTGGCAATTTAGATATTGTTGATTTGTTAGATGATGAAAAAAGGATGTTAGAATTCTTAACTAGCAAAGTTGACTTTTCAGGCATTAATGAACCATGGCTTGATATGACTAAATCAGGAACGTCATTAATGTCCAAAGCTGCAAATACAATGCTTCAATCAAAATTAAGTGAATTCTTCACTCATGGCAATTTTGATGGCGCAGTAAATGCCAATGGTGTTTATCAATATTTAGTTGATGTTGCACAGAAAGTAATGGGGAAGTTCCCCGGACTTACAGTAACTTCTGGATATCGAGCAGGAGATGCTTACTATCACGGAAAACGGCAAGCTATCGACTTGGCTTATCCAGGTATTTCTGGAGATCCGAGATATACAGCAGCAGCAAATTACGCTTTTGAAAAATTCCCTTCAAAAATTGCGTATGTCATTACGAATGGACGTGTACGTGACCGCATGGGATTATCTGGAACAGGGTCAAGCGGACAATGGACGAATTGGCCAGATGGCGATCACTTCGATCATATTCATTTAAACGGTTCGATGGGGTCTGGCGATATATTCAATGGAGGAGTTGGAGGAAGTGGTGTTGCACGCTGGCGTTCTTATGTGTCTAAAGCATTGAAAATGAATGGATTACCAGCTACAGCAGCTTATATAAATGCCTGGATGTCCCAAATCCAAACGGAATCTGGTGGTAATGAGAAAGCAATCGGCGGCAATGATGGGCTCGCCGAAGGCAATGCAACAGGATTACTTCAAACGAAACCCGGAACTTTTGCAGCTAACGCTTTTCCTGGTCACGGAAATATTATGAACGGATTTGATAACATGTTAGCAGCAATCAATTATGCTAAGAAACGTTACGGAGTTGCAGGTATGTTGCAAGTTATCGGGAAAGGACATGGATATGCCAATGGCGGATTGATTACCAAAGACGGACTATATCGAGCAGGAGAAGGAAATAAACCAGAAATGGTTATTCCATTGACAAGAAAAACAAGAGCTATTGAATTGATGGGTCAAGCATTAGCTTTCCTTTCTGGCGATGAAAAGAAACGCTCCAACACTACAAATACAGCTGATAATTCAGCAGAGCTTGTAACTTTGATTAAACAGCAACAAAAACAGCATAATGAGTTAATGATGATTCTTAGAGCGATTCTTGGAAAAGATTTAAGTCTCAAGTCTTCTGACATTGGGCAAGCTGCTAATCATTATATGGGCTCTGATTTGAATAAACTTCGATATACGAATGGAGGTGTTTGATAATTGTTTTACAAATTACAGTTCAATCAAAATGGGAAGTTGTTTGATCCGCAAAGAAAAGAAAAAATTCTATGTAAAGAAATCAAACGTCAAGCACCAGTGTATGAAGTGAATTACGAAGATTTTGAAGGGACGAACGGTAGCAGAGAATCTAATGCTAGTTTTCGTCCTTTTGAATTAGTGCTGACTTTTGATATCTTTTACAAAAATAAGCATGATAAAGAACTGCTATTAACAGAGTTCTATGAGCTAATTTTTGTTGGTTATCAATATTACATTTCCTATGATTTAAGCCCAGGGAAAAGATTTAAAGTAAATCCAACAAATTTCGAAATTACTGAGGAAGAGAACGATTATTCTACGATAGAAATAACCTTTAATATTCCATCAGGGAGTGCTGAATCCATCGCCACTACTTTGTCTGATTTTAACCTAGAGGAAGAATGGCAGTTCTCGCAAGGTCTAGTGGCGGAAGATTACAAGTACACGCATCAGACGAGTCACTTCATTATTTACAATGCTGGAAGCTTTGAAATTGATCCACGTGAACATTATCTGCGGATCGCATTAGAAGGAGAATCAGAAGGAAATGTGACGATTTTCAATAAAACAACTGGCGATCGATTTATTTACTATCCATCACTTTCTACGAATCTCGGACAGACATTAGTCTTAGATGGCGTGATTCCAAAATTGAACGGTGTAAGTTGTGGAATCAATACGAATCACGGTCTGATCAATTTGGTTGAGGGAGTCAATGAAATCGAGATCCAAAATATTACTCGCGTGAAATCTTCATGGGATTTCCGTTTCTTATATAAGTAGGTGATTGAGTGACTGAGTTAATTATTCGAAATTATGAACAAACCAAAGAAGAAATCCTTGTCGGTTATGACAAGGGTTCTTTTTATGAAAACTGGCAACAAAATGAAACGTGGGAGATTGGCTTTACCGTTACCAGCAATTCGTTGAATCAAGAAGTATTTGATTTAGTCGAATACGAGTCTTCTGTTTTCTACAACGGACAGGAATTTGTGATCAAAGAAATGACTCGCAAAGCACTTGGACAATTGCTGACGAAACAAGTAGTTGCGACACATATCTATTACACCGTTCAAGATGGTTATCAGTACAACACAGTGACAGGTGCGAAATCTATTAGCCAGTTACTCACGCATGTATTTAGTGCAGGGAGTCGCGGCTTTACATGGGAAGTCATTGATCCAAACAAAAAATTCCTTACCGTTGAACAAGAAAATTTCGGTAACGCGAATTACTTGAAGCTGATCAATGAGATTCTATCTGACTATAATGCAGTCGTGATTCCGAATAATAAACATCTAACTTTCTATCCTGCCAGTGAGTACGGCCAGCAGACGGAAGAACAGATTCGCTATAAATACAATACAGATGAAGTGTCGTTTGATATTGATACGTATTCCTTGAAGACGCAGATCAAAGGCTATGGAAAATTGAAGGATGGTGCAAATACTGAGAATCCTAAAGATAGTGACTATATATTTACTCCCATCACTTATACAAGCCCTGAATCACAGAAGTGGGGAATCAGGATACAAGATCCTGTTAAAGACGAACGGTATACCGTATCAGGGAACATGCTCGAGCGGTTAAAGACAGACTTGCAAGACTATCCAAGTATTTCGGGATCCGTAACCTTGAAATGGAAAATCAGTCCCAACAAAGGCGATCACGTCCCATTCATTTATGAACCTTTGAATATTAATACGTACATTCAAGTGGTAGGAATCAAGACGTATCCAGCGATACCAAATAAGCCACCAGAAATCACATTGAGCAACACAAAGAAAACAATGACATCGATACTCGCTGAAATGGCACAGAAAGGAGTGATTTGATGGGGTTATTAAAATTAATCAGTAACCGTATCTCTACGGAATGGAAAGAGAAATTTAACAAAAACATTGACTACCTCAATGATCTTGAGAAGAAATTGTCTGATCAAGACAAATCAACGAACAGTCGTATTGATAATATCGTGCTTCATTCAGGCGGTGATTCTCCTAACGAAGTAGTGGATGCACGTGTAAACAATAGAGGAGAAACCTTTCCTACGTTACACGGCAGATTGGTAGAACATGAAAACCTGACAGATGAACAAATTAGTGAATTAATTACAAATGCCGCTAGTCAAAAAGCACAAGTAGAGCAATTAAACAAAGCAGTCCAGCAAATTATTGGAGGGTATAACGAGCCCATCAATATTTATGTTTCAAAAGATGGAAACGATCAGACTGGAGATGGATCCCAAGAGAAACCATTTCTCACGATTCAAACTGCTGTTAATTCAGTTCCGCTAATTACTACATCATCTGTCACCATCTGGATTAGCGATGGGGTGTATTTGGAAGATGTATATGTCAATGGTTTAACTTTTAGAACATTTGTCATACGTCCTTTAAATGATACCAGCACATTAGACCCTCAAGTGTCTGATTGTCCAGTAAAAGTTAGAAGTATTATGTTCGCAACATGTACTGGCTATTGTCAAATCGTCGGAATGCAGATTGTTGACACTGCAAATTCTCCACTTTTTCAAGGAAGACAGTATGGAATTGTCAATGAACAGAGTGGCTACATGGCTATTAGTCAATGTAAATTTGCGGAGAATACTAAATCCTTGGCATATAACGCTGTATACGTAGGCGGGACTTCTAAGATGAATATGTATGGTTCAACAACATTCATTAATCAAGACATAGCTGTGCAAGTTCGTTTGCTATCAGAGTTTAGCGTGGGCGACTTGAAAGGTTCAGGCAATAGCATTGGGGTGTACGTTGATGCAGCAACTGCTAGATATGCCAAACCAGCTGCAGGATTTGCGACAACTGAAAACAGAATTATTGGTCGAGGATTGATTATCAACAATGGGCAGGTGTTAAGTTAATGGTGTATAAAATAAATGAATCGATCATTATGATCCAAGCAGAAGCAATCAATCCAATTCAGACGAAGGTCGTTTTTTGGTCGCATGATCGGGGAACAGCTAAGCTTCGAATGAAGTTAGTTCAGAAAGACGGCATTCCTCAGAGCCTACCAGAAGGAACTACGGTTCCTATTCGTCTGACATTTAGATCTGCAACGGCAGAAGGTGGATATGGAAAACATGACTATCTTGCCACCATTGAAGATCGTGTGAATGGTATTGTATCTATCGTATTAGAAGAGAATATTTTAGGATATCAAGGAAGAGTAGATGGAAGTATCTATATTGATTTCCCAGACGACCGCTCGTTAGATACAGCTGGTCGTTTTACTTTTTACATCAAACGCAGTCCAATTGATGATAGTACGCCAGAACTAGAAGATTATTATTTCAATGGTTTCAGTCAGACCATTGATAAAATCGAAAAAATTCTAGCCGATGGAAAGTTAGAGATTGAACAGAAAATTGCGGAATCCGAAACGCAGATTGATGCGAAAGTAAAAGACACAAACGACAAAATTACGAAAGCCAATCAAGATGTCGCAACTCTCAATACTAATATTGATAAAGCGAATGATCGTATTGATCAAACCAATCAGCAAATCGGCGACCTCGGCAAGCTGAAAAAGATGTACAGTAACAGCATCGACTTCGGGGGCTATGATTATAGTGGGAATCCGAACATTGCACCAGTTATTAATGATGGAAATGTATCCTCGATAAACGAGGCATGGACGAAAGTTACCCCACATGGAACGTTTGCAACATGTGAAAAAATTGGAACTAATTTAAGCGTTGGCGTGGGTATGGTTCCTTGGAAGAGATATGATTTTAGTAAATTAACAGTAGGAAAACAATATAGTTTAACTATTCCTATAAGAATAAATGCAGATTTTACAGGTGAGATCTCAAGCATATTTATTAGAATGAGATGCGTAAATACAGACGGTGATGTCATACTAGACACAAAAATGCTACCATCTAACACACCTAAAGAAGAATTTGTAGATATTTCACATGCATTCACCGTTCCATCAACGGTTCAAAATTCAAATAATTGGTATTGTCAAGTTGGTTTTTCAGCTGACAGTGATGCAAGAGGCACAGTGGATATAGGCTATGATGTCAAACTTGAAGAAGGCTCAACAGCCACACCGTACCAGCCAAATCTACTCGATGCACCGTATTATTTGAGTAAGGTGGCTTTGGGTGAGAACATTGCTAATAAGTCTGTTGCGTTTCCAATTAAATCTAGCGCGTACGAAATATATAAAGGTAACACGGAAGAAGATCTTGTAATAGGTCAAACGTATACTATCACACTTAAAGGAACAAAACCCGTAAGTTATACATTTGCAGTTCATAATGATGAGACTATTTATTTTGGAGACCTAATGCCAGTTGAGGGGCTGACAGACGTATGGTCACTAACATTCACGCCAACGAAAATCGCTTCAAATGCGCCTAAAGAAATTCGTATTTTTCAGTATCGATCATCAATAGAGGGCGCATGCCGAATTGACTGGCTTAAGATTGAAAAAGGCAACACCCGAACCCCGAATATTAGTCAGTTTAAATACTTCGGTGAAGGTTTGAAAGACAGCAACAACCCCAATGATTACAGTTGGGATGTTACACCTGAATATACTGAAAAAGGCTTGAATGATACGGTTAGTTTAACCGAACCACAGTCAGTTGAAGGTTTAAAAAACTTTGAGGATGGGTTACAGCTGAAGGGTATTTCTGTTGTGCAAGATAATTTTACAAGCAAAGCAGTGACAACAAAGAATATAACTGATTTTACTGAAGATAGCATCGTGAGGTTTGAACGATGGGGACGTTTAGTCATAGCGAATATTGAAATTACAAATAAATCTGCTAATTTTGCTGGATGGAAAAATTTAATGGCTTTTCCATCAGGCTATACTCCTATTAGTTTAGTCGGTTGGGGAGGTACTTTGTCTAATAAAACTAATAGAAATCCCGCATTATCTGTTTACGCAAATTCTTCAGGAATATCTGTAATGATCAGTAGTGCAGATTTACCGGCAAATCAAAGATGCTCTGGAACTGTTGCATATTTTACAAACGATGAATGGCCACAAGGTTGAAAGGAGTAATATTATGAAAAACATTTGGAAATATGGACGTACTGGCGGAGAGTACGCAGGAAAAGTATTAGACGACATGCTTGTATCCGTTCCTTACACGGATCAGCCACCGCTTGAAGGGATTCGTGCTGATGGCGAACCGCTAACGATCGCTGATCAGATGTTTGATCCTAAACTGAACCAATGGATTGTTTTAGCAAACGCACTAGATCACAACGATTTAAACAATCTCAAAGCGATGTATGAGGCTCTGGAACATGAAAACGACAACCTAAAACAGCTCAATGCCGAGCTCATGCTAAACGATGTAGCAATTAAACAGGAAAATACTGCATTGAAAGAAAAAGCGGATAGTTTAACACAAATCAATTCAAAAATGATGCTTGCTTCGTTACAAAATAGCAAAGACATTTCAGAAATTAAAGAGCAACTAAATCCAGCTTCAAAGGGAGGTGAGTAGTATGTTTAGTTTTAGCGATGTGAAAATGATGTATGATTGGGGCTGTTTTACTGACGATCAAGTTCGACTATTCGTTCCACTATGCATTACAGACGAAGAAGCAGATAAAATCATTAGCAAAGAAGAGAGCGCATCTTAATTGATGTGCTTTTTATTTTGATTTAAGGAGTTGTCACATGATTAATTTAGGAGAATGGGGAATGATAGCAGGATCAATAACCGCTATCGTTTCTTTGATTTTATTAGTAATTAGACCGATTGCTGCATCTTTCTCGAAGATTACTGAGACTCTTTCAAAAGTAAGCCGAAATTTAGATTTACTGACTAAAGATTTAGAAGCAAGCAAATCAGATCGATTGATGATTCATGAAGAACTGAAAAAACACGACGAAAGATTAGATAAGCATGCAGAAAAATTAGTGGCGCATACGCAACAAATCAAAACTTTGTTTAGGGAGAGAAGAAAATGAATAATAAAACGTTCGAAGTACTAAAATGGTTCGCACTGGTAATTATTCCCGCACTAGCTACTTTCGCGGGGTTAGTTGGTAAAGCGCTCAATTGGCAGTACACAGATATCTGTGTTGTCATCATTACTGGTTTTGGCACGTTTTTAGGGAGTGTGTTGGGTGTATCAAATCGAACCTACAAAATGTTCTCGGCTGAAAGCGAAGAAGGAGGAAACAAATGAAAAAGAAAATAGTATTGTCATTGAGCCTTTTAATGGCTCTTTTTTTATTGCCAATTAATGGGTTTGCTTATACTATTAATGACGAGTATAATTTAGCGCCGAATCAAGGAGACTCCAGATTAGCAATTCCTAACAAGATTATTTTGCACGAAACAGGAATAGATGCACCAGCAAGAAATGTAGCAGCCAACATGAAAAATAATTATAACGGAAGTAATCCTTATACCACAGATGTTATTGGTGACGGTGGGATTGTTTACCGTGTGGGTGAGCAAGGATATGTTTCGTGGGGTGCTGGTAATGCCAATCCTTATGCGCCTGTACAGATTGAATTACAGCACACATATGATAAAGCATTGTTTGAGAAAAACTATCGAGCTTACATTGAGTATACAAGAGATAGTGCAAAAAAATATGGAATTCCATCGACTCTTGATCAAGGAACTTCTTTATTTACAAAAGGAATCATTTCTCATTTGTGGGTAACAAATTATGTTTGGGGGAATCACACCGATCCATATGGTTACTTATCGCAAATGGGAGTTAGCAAAGAAAAGCTTACTTATGATTTGGCTCATGGATTTACCGATGAAAATCCGACAACTTCAGATGATAAACCAGTCATTGATCCAACTAGAGCAGGTGCTGCAAATCCTACGCTGACAGATGGAACAAATTACGCCCACATTGATCAGTTCGGAGAAATCGAAAACGCAAACTTACATGTGGCTGGTTGGCACATTGCTAACTATAAATACGAGTATATTTTCATTATGGATTACAATACTGGAAAAGAATTAGCTCGAGTAAGAGCTGACGGAATTTATAGACCAGATGTAAACCAAGCTTATAATACTTCTGGAAACGTTGGTTATCATGTATCTTTCAATATGCGTAATTTTCCTAATAAGAAAGTCTATGTAATGATGCGTGCAACGAATGATCCAGAAGGGAACACTAAAGGCGGAGCACAAGATTTTCATGACAAGCGTTGGTATTTGAATATTCCTAAACGATAAAAATAGCCCCTCATTGAGGGGCAGTACATACTAAAGTATAAAGTATAAAATTTAAAGTTTTATTTTGGGATAGCTTTCATTTATTGATATAAGTTGTTACAATTTGTAATGATAAAATTTTTTTTGAAAGGAGTATTGCATCATGGTCGGAACAGTAATATCTTTTTTAAATATGAAAGGTGGCGTCGGTAAAACAGCTTTATGTAAAGAGATAGGTTATGCATTAGCAAAAAATGAGAAAAAAGTTTTATTTGTAGATATTGATCCACAATCGAACCTTACACAATCCATTTTTACTAAATGTAATTATATGACTGATGACTTATACAAGAATTTACCTGAAGCAGAAAAAAATAGAGACTCTAGAAAAAGAAAAAATAAGATAAAAAGAACTAGTAAATCAATAGGCAAGCTATTTGGAAATAATCCTACTAGGCCAACTTTAGATGATGTGATTTTAAAAATGGATGATTTTGATATTATTCCAGGCGAACTATCGACAATTTTTTTAGAACGAGCTCTTGGAGGAGCAGCACAGGAAAATGCTTTAGATAACTTTTTTTTGGAGAATGACATTACAAATCAGTATGACTATGTTTTTATAGATTGCCCTCCAACTTACTCTTTTTATACCACGGCAGCTCTAAATGCAAGCGACTATTATGTTGTTCCTGTTGGATTGGATGCTTATTCAGTTTTAGGGATTTCCTTACTTGAAGAGGTTGTTAAGAAAATTAAGGAAACGGATAAAAGAAAATTTCAATCTAAAACACTTGAGAATTTAGGAGTAATTTTCAACCCGTTTAACTTTTTTTCAGAGGAAGAAAACAGTAATATAATAAATTCTATTAAAAGCAATGATTCATTATCAAATTTTAATCTTTACTTTTTTAATGAAAAGTTTGAGTATAACCCTACTTTAAAGAAGAAGCCAAATTATTTTATTTTAGATAACCTTCACAAAAAAAGTATATCTAATTTAAATACTTTGGTTTCTGAATTTGAATATAGAGTTCATCAAATGAAAGGTGAGGAAAAATGATTCCAGAAAAATTACTAAAAAACGAGGTATTAAAATTAGATTCTCGTTTAGCCATTGATAAACAAAAATTGTTGCTATATGGAATTACTACAGCAATTATTCTTTCAAAAGAGATATTTCCAAACAATAAAGACATTCGGAATTTTACAGACTTTATTCATCTAACAATGTTAAAAGATTATTTATATAAAAGTAGAACAGCGCTATTAGCTAGAATGTGTAGAGAACTAGAAAAAATGACTGATGAACAAATAAAAAATACAACAGTACGAATTAGAGAATATTTTGATGTTAACGAAAAAAAATCTTTAAAAAATAGTTCTATGAATGACATGATAAACAGATTTGGTCGGAAATCTTAAATATGTCCAATAATAAACTTCATGTTGATTCTTATAAAAAATATATTTGTGATAATTTTCCTAATTCGTCAATAATAAAAAAATTTGATGATCAACATTTTTATGAATGTTATTATTCTACACAAAAAGTGATTCAGCATTGTGAATTATGTTTAGATTATTTGTCTGATGAGTATGAAAAAAAATTTCTTATAGAAATTAAAAATTCATTTTTTGAATTATTATATATTTTTGCACTACATGACGAATACATTACCTCTGCCATATTAAGAGGGATTTCTGAAGCAGTACTCAGGTTAATGGTTTATCATTGTTATAAAAAGAAATTAACCTATGAAATGGTGAAAGGCTTTTCGTATACAACTATAAAAGAATACTTTTGTAATGATGAAAGCAAAAAATTACTCAGCTTTCAACCTGCAGCGGGAATATATTTCGATATTTTTAAGATTAGGTCCACCAAGATTCATGACCCTATGAATTCAATTCAAAACAATCAGTATTTAAATGAATTTATGGAAACTTCTGCAGAAGATTATATTAAACATATGTCTAAAGATATGAAAAAAATATGGAAGTTTCATCTAGAGAAACTAACTTTATTTTTTGATCTAAATTCTAAGAATATATCCCTTCCCAATAAAATATGGATTGATAAAAATTTAAATGATAGGGAAAAAATTTTTTTACAATAATTAATTACTATCTTTATCATTAAGCGATATATTCACACTATAAAAACTCCTTTTACCAAGTAATATTAATTGCAGCGAAACACGTATTATATATGTATCCGGAGAAAAAAAATATATATATGAATAACGGTACAGTAAAATGGTTTAACTCAGATAAAGGTTTTAGATTTATCACTGGTGAAGATGGAAATGACGTATTTGCACACTTCTCAGCTATCCAAGGCGATGGATTCAAAACATTAGATGAAGGTCAAGCTGTTTCTTATGATATTGAAGAAGGACAACGTGGTCCTCAAGCAGTAAATATCGTAAAATAATATTGAACTTTAACCACCTCAATCGAGGTGGTTTTTATATAATGGCTCATAACCGTCCGGTCGTAGGCTCGAGTCCTACAGGGTACATTAATGTAGCCATTTGAATCGTTCTGTGTTAGAATTTTTTGAAGAGTATTATACAAGCTAAAGCTTTTCTTCATTGCCACTCAAATGAGTGGCTTTTTTATGTATCCTTTTAATTAATGAAAGGATGTTTCACATAGTTATACTTCTGTATATTTGAAAAGTTTTACTTTGATTTTTAAATAGAAAGACATTTGGGTTAAATTGTGAGATAATAATAAAGAAGAGTTTAAAGCGTTCCCCAAAAACCACTCCCCAAAAGTGTGTTACGCTTTAAACTCTTTTATATTTGAAGCCATTAAAAAGCATACCATATTTTTGAAAAAAAGTGAGAAAAAAGGCTTATAATTGGAGTGATAGTTAATTAGTGACTCATTTTTGATTTTATAGCACTGATACTATAAAATATAGATATCATCATATTACACAATCTTAATACTAACTTAAAAAATATCTCCTTTCATAAGTATGGTGATAAAATCCGTTCCGGGCTACCTTTTTAGGTAGCCTACTTTAATCTTTATACCTTTCTGGATCAACGAAAGTATACTTTATATAGTCATAACGCCGATGATCGCTACGTGCGTCTGGCACGTCAGTCACGATATCAAACAAAAAGTATACATCCTTCTTCATTCTAGTTTTCGCAGCAGGAATTTTGAAATAGTTCTTATTAGAATAGTAGAGATTGATTAATAAGCTATCTTCGATTGCTAAAAAGAAAACTTCTGAATCCCACACCTTATAAAAATCTTTGACAAATCTATTCGAAGGATCAAATTTAAACCATAATTGCGTCTCATTAAAAAGCATAGCCATTACTCCGATCTATTTTTAAACTTAGTTTCTACCTCTAATATATATCGAGTTTTTATTTTGCCTTCAGATAATACTGTTTCTTTTTTCGCAGTTACAGGTTGGTTATTTTCGGAAAAAGCTAATATAGCTAAGATTGAAACATCCATCTGGAATTTATCTTTTTTGCTGCTTTGCTCATAAAAGTCTGCATATTCGTCACTGATATTTTTTCTAATAAATTCTTCCATCAT